ATTCACTTTTTTTAAAAAAAACAATATCACTATTATCTTTTGGAATTTTAACAAATGTTTTTCTATCAAGAATTTTAAAATGATTTTCTTGGAACTCACTTTCAAGAGCATCATAGTCATCTGTTTTTAAAGTTTCTTGTTTTTCTTGTTTTTGTTTTTTTTCAAGTTTAGCATATTTATTTTTAATTTTATCAAATCCAGTCTTATTATTTTTACTATAATGATATATAGTTCCTATGTTGAGAGAATGAAAACTTGTTTGGTTATGATAAGCAAATTCAAAACCTTCATCATTATATTTCTTACTTTTTTTTGAAAAACTTTTCGCCAAATCATAAAAATTATACTTTTTTAGAATACTAATAATTTTAATCCAATCATTATATTCGTTAGAATATTTAACTGGTATATTCATTACAATCTCTTCAAGTTCATCATAATTACCATCATAATTATTACTTACAGAAGGATTATCTTGTAATTGAGTTGTGTTATGATTTAATAATTTTTTACAATATTTTTCATTAAATATATTTTCTCTTTCTTCTGCATCATCACCACATAAATCAGCAAAAGAATTAGAATAATAAACCATATTATTAGCATCTTCAAATATAAAATCTACAAGAATATCAGCTTTATATTTTAGTAAAACATCATTATCTTTTTTAAAAATAGATTTATTATCATCAATACACCAAAAATGAAATCCTTTACCTCTTGTTCCACGTGTATAGAAAGTGTTTTCAAGAAAAGGATATTGTTTAATAATATCTTCGTAGGTCAAATCATATTCATCAAAATCTAAAATAATATATTCAGTATTTTTAATATCAAGTTTGTAAGCAAGATTATATAAATTAACATCATCACCAATTAATAAATTTTTATAAGATGTGTGATTTTTACAAAAATCTAAAATTCCTTTAATATTATCAATATTATCACAAAAACCAATACATACTTTTTCTTTTTTATCATTATTTAATTTTTCATACCAAATAAAATATTGAACTTTTATATCATCATTCTCTTTTATGAACTCAATAATATTTTGTTCTTTTTGAATTAAATTTACAATATTAGTTTGATTAGAAATACACATCTCTGTATTATTAATAGATTTTATATTTTCCATTTTATATATATATTACAAGGTTGCGGTTTATACCCTTTTATAACATATATATATAAGATAAATACCTATTAATTAAATGTTAAAATTCCTTGTTTAAGTTTTTCTTTTTCAATAATTTCTTTTTCTGTGAGTGGTTTAGGTTTAAGTTTATCAAGAGGACATATTTTTTTGTTTTCAATCTCTCCATTTTGTATAGGTTCTTTTTTTGGTTTTATAACTGGACTTTTAAACTCGTCAGCTGGATCTTCATATTTTCCATTAATAATTAAATCATAAACATAATTAGGTTGAACAGCAGTCATACATTCAGTAAATCTATATGGGTGTTGTAATAATATTAAATCAATTAATTCATTTTTAGATAATCTAGTATATCCAACAATATTAGTTTTTGAAATAAATAATCGTAAATCTTTATAAGTTTTTTTTTTAAGAATTTCTCTATCCATTATATTATTTAGATAAAAAATTTTATCTTTTACTAACTTATATGTCTAAACCAAAGAAAATATATAGAAGAAAACCAATTGAAAAAAAACACAAACCAAAACACTATCCACCAAATCCAATAAAACCACCAAAAGAAAATGATAATAATAGATTTACAATTTTGCCTTACCCTTTTGTTGAGGGTGCTTTCTAGGAAGTTCTATTCTTTCAAGAGATTTTATATTTTTTAGCAAGACATTTTTTCTTTTATCTTCACCTCTAAACCACCCACGTATCATATCTCTCGAGAAATAGGGCATATTATATTTTTTATTTAAATACTCAACAACTTTCGGCATAGTATCAAGACATATTACATCATCTTCTTCACCAAATTGAATGTGATAGATATAATTTTTTCTACCCATTTATTTAGTATATTTTCATAAAATAACTTTAAATGGTTTTTTAACCTATTTAGTTTATATTGTAGATTTAGGTGTAGGAATTTTATTAATAGTTTGTTTATTATCTTTTTTAGTTTCATCTACATTTCTCTCACATGAAATACAACCTTCGTCACCACAACAAGAGATATGTGTGCATCTAGAAGTAAAGAGAGTCTGCATTAACATGGCAGTTCCAGATAAAGCAATAGAGGTTATAGCAACAATATCAACAACCATTTAATTATATAAATATTAAAAAAAATAATATTATACGATATATATAAAATGGGTTTTTTTTCAAGTATAGGCAACGCACTCAAATCATTCGCACCTAAATTATTAAGAGGCATGAGGAATGTTTTACCAAAAATAACAAAAGGTATTAAATCTGGAGTTGGAAAATTAGTCAAAGGAGTAAAAAGACTATTTGGTAAAGGACAAAAAGAAGCAACTGGTAGAATAGGTAGAGAGGTAATTAAGCAAGGAAAACGAGGTAGGAATATGGTAAGAAAAGTAAAAAAGAGTGGAATATTCCCACCAAAGATGGTCTATTAAGTTTTATAATACGAAAAAATTGAAATAAATTAAATCTAATGTTATGTTATAAACGACAAAATGTCATGTATCTTTGGAAGAGTAGGCAATAAGTATTACATTAGAAATGAAGTAAAAAATCATATACCGAGAGAATTTAAATTGTATGTAGAACCTTTTGTAGGAAGCGGAGCAATTTATTTAAATCTTAATTTACAAAATACAAATAGCGTCATAAATGATATTGATAAAGACTTAATTGATACTTGGAAAATAGTAAAACAAGGTATAGAGATTGATGAAAATAATTATGAATTTCCTATCCAAGATAAAGAGATACAAACGGATTATTATAAAAGTCCTTCAAGTAGTAAAGAAGAAAAATTTATAAAATATATAATATCAAGTTTAGGAAGTTTTGCTTCAAAAACAAAAGGAAAAATATACAAACCAATAAGCGAAAGTAATTTTAAAAAGAAAGTAATAAGAGCAAAACAAATAAAAGATTATATGAAAAATACACAAGTATTAAATGAAAATTATAAAACGATATTAGATAAGTATGATGATATAGATGCGTTCTTTTATCTTGATCCTCCTTATGAAAATTCAAGAGATTTATACAAGAACCATAAAATAAATTATATAGAATTAGCGAAAATATTAGAAAATTTAAAAGGAAAGTTTTTACTATCAATAAACGATAGTTTAGATATTAGAGAGATATTCAAACAATTTAACATAATACCAATACAAGTTAAAGGCAGAGGAGGCTCGGTTGCAGATGTAGGTAAAGGAATTCGTAATGAATTATTTATTACAAATTATAAAGTAATCTAATTAAATTATATGAATAATTATGATTTTATTTATATAATTTTGAAATCATTTTTTAATCAAGATATTATATACCATATAAGTAAGTATTTCAGTAGAAACTATTTCAAAAAAAGACACAAAGAAATTAAAAAAATAACTTATAAAACCAAAAATCCTTTTTATTGTAGAAAACAATATCGTTCTTATCATTATTATTATCATTAGATTAAATAAAGTATATCATCTATAATCTTTTCTGCCATACCCTTACCCATTTTCTCATCAAAAGCATTTTGCCACGTTTCTCTTTGTCTATCTGTTTTTAATGTAATGTATGTGTCTATAAATTTCTTTATATTTGTTTCTGTTATATTTTTCTTTTTAATTGGACTATAATATTTTTTTTTCATTATTTTTCTCAACTCTCGCTCTCTATATTCCTCTTCTTCCTCTTCTTCCTCTTCTTCATCTCTCCATGCATCTTCATCTTCATCTTCTTCCTCTTCTTCATCACCACCATCTTCCATTCCTCTATTATATTCTGGTGTATTCTCTCCAAATCTTCCTCTATAATAATAATTAACCATATCTACTATTCCATCATTAGTAGGATTATAAAAAAAACCATCGTCATAATGTCTTCCATGTTTGTCTTTTTGTTCTTCTAACCATTTTTTTATATTTTTTTTATCATCATTTAAATAAAATCTTTTCATTCTTTCTTCTAATTTATCATTCATTAAACTTGATAATAATTCTTGGAAATTATCATCACTAGTATATAAATCCATTCTTAAATCATTAATTTCTGCATCTTGGTCACCAACTTCTTCATCTAACTTACTATTTTTTTTATCTAAACTTTTATTTTTTTCTTTTATTTCTTTTATTTCTTTATCTCGTCTTTCTTTATTAAATTCATAATCTTTTATTCTTCTAGTCATACTTTCCAATTGTGTTTTTAATTTTTTTTCATCTTTCGTCAAACTCATTTTGTATATTATGTAAATATTTTATTTTAAGTGTATGGATCTAATTTTCCTTTTGGAGGTTTTTTACCTTGTTCTAAATTTCTACTAGATTCTTTTGCTTCTAAAAACTTTTCTTTAAATTTCTTTCTTGTTTGTTTTTGTTCTTTTTGTAAATCTTCATCTACTCTCTCATAAAGTTCTTGTGTTGGTGATTTTTTCTTTCTAGGTTTTTCTTCTGGAACAGAGAAATCAAATTCATCATCTTCCAAAATATCGTCTAATGGAATTTCAAATGCTTCTTCAAGTGCTTTTTCTTTTTCTTTTGCCTCATTTTTAATAGTTTTTTTTAATTTTTTATATTTATCTTTAATGTCATCATATTTACCTTTTAATACCTCTTCTCTTGCTTTACATTCATCTCTCTCATCAGTTATTTCATCAAGTTCTTTTTCTTGTCTTTCATATTTATTTTTATAAAGTTCCATTTCACCTTTAATTCCTTTTACAAGTAGATCTAAAAATTTGTCTTTTTCTATTTTTTTACCATCTCTTAATTCGGTTATAATTTCATCTCTCGCTTTTATTGTTTTTTCTAAACTTTTTATTTTTTCAATATCTTCATCAAGAGATTTAGGATTTTCTTTTAACTTAAAATATTTGTCTTTATATTTTTTTCTTGCTTTTTCCTCTGCATCTTTTTCAATTTTTAAATTATCTCTTTCTTCTTCAATTCCTAACATTTCAACTTTTAATACTTTAAATTGATTTTCTCTCCTTTCTTTATTAAATTCATAATCTTTTATTCTTCTACTCATAGTTTCAATTGTATTTTTTAATTTTCTAAATTGTTGGTCTTGTTCGTCCATTTATAATAATTATAAATATTTTATTTTTTACCTTTACCTTTACCTTTACCTTTTGGTGCTTTTTTAACTGGTAAAGTTCTTACTGGAGGTTTGCGTGGTGGTGCTTTTTTCTTTTTCTCTGCAAGTTTGCGTCTTATTTTAGTTGCTTCTTTTTTAGGAACGACCATTTCTCCTTTATGTAATAGATATTTCTTTGTTTTAGGAACATTCATGCTTCCTTTGGCGAGAGAATTTGGATCAACTAAACCGCTTCCCACACCAGCTCCTATCGCCCCACCAACAACTCGTTTTGGTATTTGCTTAAAAAATCCACCTACATCATCTTCAAAAAAATCTTTAACGCTGTCAAAAAAACCCATGTTATAAATATACTAAATAAAAAAAAAATTATAATTTATATTGTGGATTAACTTTTAAAACAATATTTCTTTTACATTTATGAACTCTTGGATAATTTCGTTTTTGTCCTTTCTTTGTTTTACCTTTATAAAATCTATAACAATAATAATTCTGTGGATTAATCAATTGATTAACATTTTCAAACATAATATATATATCATACTATTTTATTATAAGCAAGTTCTGCAGAAGATTTAGAATGTAGCATAGGTTCAGCAAGTTCTTTTTTTTCTTTTAAAGTAAGATTTTCTTTATATTTATGTGTAATGTAAATACTTCTCAATAATGATGTAGAGATTGATTTGCCTAAATTATTTTTAAATATTTTTTGAAGATACTTTGTAATACCATTAGCGGTCATAGGTGAACCTTTCTTTGTATTTTGATTACCAGTTAAATTAACAAGTAAATATTCACTATCATTTATAGTAATCCATTTCCTAATAAGGTTATTTAAATCTTTATCTTTCAATTGAATTATAAAAGGTTTATCGTTAAAAGATTTACTTTTTTTAGTTTTAAATTCTCCAAGTTGAAAATATGGTGTTTTTCTTTTTTTAGGAATAACCAAATAATTTTTATCATCATCTAATTTTTCTTCATCATCAATAATTTTCATATCAGCAAAATCATTTCTAATAATTGGAAATGCTTTACCAGAATACAAGTAAAGAACTAAATATTGTTGGATTAAATCTTTTTCTTTTTTTGTTAATTCATCTTTTTCTAAAATAGCAGAAGTATCTTTTTTATATTTTTTCAATAAATCTAAAATTACTTTATAATCAACCCAATTTTCTTTTTGTGTTTTAGATTTTGTATTATTTTCATAAGTTTCATTAATTTCCTTATGTAGGTTTTCTTGTATTTCTGTGTATTTTTTGTATAATTCTTCATTATTTACAAGTTTAGTCAATACGACAATAGCAGTAGTATAATTTTTTTTTGTATTATTTGAGAATTCACTTAATACTTCATAAACTTTATCAATATCTTTGATGAAATCAATATTCTTAATTGTATCTTCATTTGTGATAAGTTTATTTAATTTTTTAAGATTAGCACTATAAATTTTAATTGAACTATCACTAATCTTTCTAACTCTCTTTTCATTTGCTTCATTCAACATTTTTGTAATATCCATCGTCCTTACTATCATTAAATATTATATTTTTAAATCAATTTTTTTTTATATATAAATGCGTTTGAAACTCAATTTAAAAATGATATATGTTATTAAAAATGACCCCACTAAATAGTTTAGCAAGAGTATATAAATTATACAATCCTAATCTCTCCGATTGTTATGTTGGAAGCACAACAAGAACTTTAAACAAAAGATTAAACGAACATAAATCGTGTATAAAAAATAAGAATGAGAAATCATGTTTTTTAGAAGATTTAAATAATTTAAAAATAGAATTAATTGAGGAATTTGAATTTACTACCAAACAAGACTTATTGTATAGAGAAAGATATTGGTTTGAGAAATTACGCCCATCTCTAAATAAATGTTTTCCAATAAGACCAAAAAAGGAATATATAGAAACATATTACAAAATGAATAAACAAAGAATATTGAGAGAAAGAAGTGAAGTTTTAAAATGTGTATTTTGTGGAAGAAATTATACAAAAAGACATAAAAGAAGACATCAACGAAGTAAATATTGTTTAGCAAAACAAAAAGAAATACAAGAAGAATTTGATAAAAATAATAATGTTATAATAAATATATAGCAAATGGGATTTTTCGATTCAATAGGCGATTGGTTTAAAGGAGCTGGACAAACAATAGCAAAACCTTTTAAGAGAGCTGTGAAAGGTATTAAATCTGGTGTAGGTAAAGCGATTAAAGGTATAAAAAATACTTTTGATGATAAATTTGTAAAAGGATTCAAGAAAGGATTTGGAATGGTTGGTAAGGCATTACAAGAACCAGCAAAATGGATAAAAAAGAATGATCCTCTCGCACCTCTTATGGGCGATGCTTCATTTTTAAGTCCTATTAGTTTAGTTGCGGATATTGGTTTAGCACCAGTCACTGGTGTTGGATATTTAGAACAATTAGCGGTTGATGATAAATTACAAAAGAAATTAAAAAGTGGTGACGCAGATACAATTATGGATACGGCATTTAGCGGTTTATCATTAATACCTATGGGTAGTATATCTAAACTAGGAAAAGGTATAGCAAAAGGTGGGAGAGCTTTGAGTAAAGCAATACGTGGTGGTTCAAAATTATCAAGGTTCGCATAATTAAAATATATTAATAGTTATATAATGGAAAGACCTAAAAAAAAAGTTAAGAAAGTTAAAAAAGGAGAGAAAGAAAAAAAAGAAAAGAAGGTTTTAGTCAAATCAAAAAAAACAAAAACAAAAACAAAATCAACAAGACCTAAAAAACCTAAACAACCTTCTATGTTAGAATTATTATTATTACAACAACAAAAACCACCGCTTTCAGGACTACTCTCTCAACCTCAAATGCCTATAAATCCAGCGATGATTGGAAATATACGAGATAGGGTGACCAATTTAAATAAATCATCTGGAAGTGTAGTTAATGAATGGGTAAAATTAAAAGAGATGTTAAATGATGCTAAAACCTCATATAGTAATGGAACTCTTGATGAAAATGATATTGAAGAATTATATAAACAAGCAAAAAAATTAGGAAAAAGTGGTTTTAGAACATATCAAGATATATTATCAACATACGTGACAGCAAAAGGTGCTTATGATTATTTTGTTTCATATTTAAATAGAAACAGACCAGAAGGCGAAAGGAATTTTCAACCTCCGTCACCTCCTCCAAGTCCTCCAAGTCCTCCAAGTCCTCCAAATCCACCCAGTCCTCCAAATCCACCCAGTCCACCAAATATTCCTCCAAGTCCAAGTCCACCCAGTCCACCAACAGATAATCAATCACCACCACCCCCTCCTCCAGATATTCCACAATCAAATACAAATTATTTTTATGAAAGAGCAAGTCAAGCATTAAACGCTATAAATCCTCTTGGTAGTATTAGTGGTGTTGAAGGAGGATTATTAGCTGGAGCGTTAGGAACTGCTTATCAAATGAGAAATTTAATGAGAAGAGATAGATTAAATAGAGATGTTGTAGAAAATCAACAAAGAGGTGGACGATTAGCACAACAAATACAAGAACGTGCGGTACAAGGATTAGGAAATGCTATGGCAGAACAAATACCAAGAGCTGGTATAAATTCATTACGCAATTTACAACAACAAGTAAATAATGATTTAAGAGAAATGGATGGATTACTGGAAGGATTAGATCAAGCACAAGCAGATTTAACAAGACAAACTGATTTAGCACGAAGTGAAGCACAAAGACAATTAAGACAACAACAAAGAAGACCAAGTTTGAGAGAAGCAAATAGAGAACAAGTAGCAAGACAAAATTTAGGTCAAGCAGAAAGTGCGAGATTAAATATAGATACAACAGAAATGGAAACACAAACAGACGCAAGAGAAATGATGAAAGATGATCCTAGAGAAGAGGTGATAGATAGACAAAGAAGAAGAGCAGAGTTTAAAGAGATGATGCAGAGGCAGAAGAGGGCGAAGGAGATAGAAAGAGAAGAAGCAGTTGGTGAACAATTTAACAGAGAGAGGGAACAAATGTTAAGAGATAGAGAAAGATCAGAAAGACTAGAAGACCGAGCATACGATAGACGACAACAAGGTATAATGGACGCTGTATCAAGTGGCGATTTTGATGAAGCATTATCATTATTAGGCGAAAATTAATAAAATATAATATAATATAATTATAATATGACTACATTTGAAGAAAAAAGAGCAAATTATATTCCAAGAAATCCAGTAGAAATAGTATTATCAAGTAAAAATGGAACACAAATAGGAGATTTAGATGGTAAGAAAGTTTATGAATTAGAAAGTGAAGTTATAGCAAGAAAAGATGAGAGAATATTATTACATTTAAAAAAAGCATTTATTCCATTTTCATTTTATACAATCTCTTCATCACAAAATAATAATAAATTAGATGTAAAAGAAACAAACTCATTAGGTGCAACAAATACATATGCCGTGACAATTGAAGATGGTAATTATAGTATATCAAAATTATTAACAGAGATAAAAACACAAATGGAAGCAAATACTACATTTAATTATACATATACAATTAGTTATGATGAAAATACTTCCAAAGTATCATTTTTAATTGCTACTGGAACTAATATATCAAAAACGGAACTATTATTTTCAACTGGAACAAATAAAAGTGATAGTTTATTAAGAGTATTAGGATTTAGTGAGTCTGATAAAGAATTTACAAACTCAACAACATTAAAAAGTGATTTTGTAGTAGATATGGCAGATGGATTAGATAGTTTAAGGTGTTTATCTAATTTAGTAGGAGATAATATTGTAAGCACAAAGCAAGGACAAAATGGTGGAGAATTATTAACAATTCCAGTCAATCTCTCTCCGTATTCAATTCTATACTTTGATGAAGGAAATAATCCATTCAAACATAAAATAGCATTCAGTTCAATAAAAAGTATAGAAATTACATTTAGCGATGGACGTGGTAATGTAGTTGATTTTAATAATATACCATATACATTAATATTAATTGCTGAATTTCAATTTGATCCTAATTCTGCAGTGACAACACAAAATAAAACATTAAATCAAGCACCTCCAAGAGATATAATACAAGATGAAGAGATGAGAAAACAAATGTTAAAAATGCTTATGAATAAAAATAATAAAATATAATGTAATATTACTATATATGAAAATTATTGAAAAAAAAAATAATATAGAAATACAAGGTGCTAAATTTAGCACGGCATCAAGACCACCAAATCTCTCAAAATTTTTAAATTTTCTTAATTTAACATTAATCATAGGATTACCAGCAAGTGGTAAATCATCATTAATAAAAACATTATTAAATGGAACACCACAAAACAATCTCTACAATAATGTATTTAATTCAGTATATTATATCTCTCCAAGTGCAACTATGGAATTAAATTTACCAGAAGAAAAAATAATAAGTTTAAGTGAAGATGAACCATTAGAAGATATATTACAACAAATAATAGATGTAGAAAAAGAAGAGAATGAAGAAGATGAAGATGATCCACATAGAGTGCTAATAATCATGGACGATGCGATTAATTATATTAACACCAATCGTCGTGCCTCTAATATTTTTAAAAAATTAGTGATGAACGGCAGACATATTTTAGGTAAGCATTCTTCGGTTGCTACTTGGATTGTATCACAAAAAGTAAAAAGTGTGCCTTTACAAATTCGTAGTCAAGCAAATCAAGTATTCTTTTTTGACAGCACAAAAGGAGAGAAAGAGGTAATACGAGATGAATTTACACCATTAGAAAAAAATGAAGGAAGTGAATTAATGGATTATGTATTTGATAGACCGCATAATTTTTTATTTATTAATTTATTCTTACCAAAGAACAAGAGATTATTTAAAAATTTCAATCAATTAATATTAGAAGATTTTAATTAGTTTAAAACCCATTTAAGAAGATAAAGATATATAATGTAATGGAGGAAAAAAAGAAAGAATATAATAAAAAATGGAGAGATAATCATAAGGAATATAATAAAAAATGGAGAGAAAATAATAAGGAATATTTTAAAAAATGGTATGAAGAAAATAAAGAAAAAAAGAAAGAATATGATAAAAAATATCTTCAAGAAAATAGAGAAAAATTTTTAGAATATCAAAAAAATTATAGAAAAAAAGAAGAGAATAAAGAAAAAATAAAAAAATATTATGAAGAAAAAAAAGTAGAAATTAGTGCGTATCATAAAAGAGATATAATAACTTGTGAATGTGGTAGAACATTAAGAAGAGATAATATACAAAGACATTTAAAAACAGACATACACGAAAAATTAATTAGTAAAAAACCTATATAAATATTATAAAATATAAAATATAAAATGGACGAAGAATATACTATAACTGATTGTGATATATGTTTTAATAAATTTAGATGTTATGGATTACTTGGTGGAAGTGCAGTTTGTAATAAATGCCACCCAGCATTTCAGTTTGGATACGAACAAGAAAGATCAAACTGGGAGAAGTGGACTGGAAGAACATTTTTAGAAATGTGGAGAGAACATCAAGAAAAATAAAAAATTATAGTTAGAATTTTAAAATATTAATTATGATTTATTCATCGCTAGATTCATCATCGCTAGTATCGTCTTCAACTGAACAATATAATTTACATCTTAATTCTTGAACCTCTCTATCAATTCTTCTACATATAAGTATAGGTTCATTATCAAATTTAGAATTAAACCTCGTATATCTTTTAATAGGTGTATCATTAGTCGCATCTCTTATAAAATTCCATCTATAATTTGCGTCTTCATATTCATCGTTAATCCATTCTATCATTAATTCTGGAATATTTATAAATGATTCATAATCACACCAATTCCACGTTATAGGGTTCATATCGTGGAATTTTCCTCTAACATCGTCATTTACTAATTCTAATTCATTAATAATTAATTTTTTAAAATAATCATTTCTAACCTTCAATCTATTTAAAATTCTATCATCGTTAATTTTATATATTCTCTGTCTAACATCAACTGGTAGGTTAAAGAATTTGAGTTGCATGTTGGTTGTTGCTTATGGTATAGTGGATTAAATTT